TCATTCCTAAATCTTTAGCAGCAGTTGCTGCTTCTGCTAATCTCTCAGGATAACCTGCATAACTAATAGCGATTCCATCTGAAACATCTGCTACATCTTTTAAAATATCACCAGCGGCATATGCTGTTTTGTTTTGTTTGTTAAATGAATTAACACCTTCAACAAGAGCTTTATTTTGTTCTTTAATATTGCCCCCGTTTATTTTAGATAATTTAGCTAATTGAGTAGATTGTTTTACGGACATGCCCATAGCATGTTCCATTTCGGATGCTTCTAAAATATCTTCTGGTTCAAAAATAGCAGCAGCATTTTGACCTAATTCTTTAGTTAATTGGCTAGCAGTTTTAATATAGTCACCTAATGTAATAAAGTGAGTATTGGCCATAGCGGCCTGAGTAGACATTGTATTTAGACTTTGTCCAGTTTGTCTTTGAAACTCTACATTCGCTTTATCTACCTTTAAAAAACCTTTAATAGCGGCTGCAAATATAGTTGCAGGATCTGTAATGGTTGCAAAAGCATTTTTTATTGCTGATCCCATCCCAGCAGCCATTACAGTAAATCTATTACCGGCTTGCTCTCCATTAGCTATCTTATCAGCTACTTTTTGCATATCTGCCTGGACTTTATCCAGTTTGAATGCTGCCCCAAATTCTCCTGTTAACGCATTAAGACCTTTAAGGATTCCACCTGAGACGCCCATTAACCTATTGGCTTCTTTCCGTTTTTCAACTTCTTCAGCAACTTTATCAACGGTGTCTTGTTCAATTTGGAAACCATCTTTTTTAGCTCTAATTAAAGCCATTTCCTCATCAGTTAAATTTTGACGAGTTTTTAAACTTTGAAGAGCGACTTCAAAAGCACCTTGGTTTAAATCAAATATAGATTTACCTGTTAAGGTACGGGTTTTTTCTGTTGAAAGTAAATCTGCTGATCTTTTTATTTCTTGAAGGTTAAGTGCTGCTTTTTCTTTAAGCTTATTAAGTTCATCATCTTTTAAACGAACTGACCCTTCTTCTTGATATTGAAGTTTTTGAGCGATGCTTGTAAGACTACTATATTCTTTACTAGCATCTTTTACACGGTTAATTTTTTTACCTAATTCGGAATTAATACTTTCAAGAGTATCTCTAAGATCACCAAAGGTAGACTGGGTTTCACCTAAAGTTTGATTTAGGTTTTGTGCCTCATTATTTGCATTATTTAATCCGTCGCCTATAGCCATTGGGTATTTTTGTTATAAATATCGGAAGGCATCACTTTTTGGATGCCTTCGCGGTATAAGTAGGAGGAGAAGTTTTAGCATTTTTCATATGTTCTGGGGCTTGAACTTTCCCATCAGAACCTACTACGGTTGTAGTATTACCTCCTTTGCCTTGAGCTTTTTTCATCTCAGCGGCTTCTTTTTCATAATGTTCCCTCATTTTATTGAAGGTAAAGTTTCTTAACCAAATAGGCATATTGTAGATAGTATGCCAATCATAGCCGCCATTACCATGAAATACTATCTCATGTATTTGACTAAAAAGTGAAACTCTATACTGTGACGTCAGGCCAAAAAAAGTTGACTGTAATTGGTAGATCGATGGCCTCCATTCCACCGTTTACTTCTACCGTTATATTTAAATTAACATCAGGTTGTACTTCTTTAACATGGTTACGGAATGCTCTTGCGTCTACAGCCAAAAAGTAATTGTCTACAAATTCACGAATTGTTTTTTTATCCTCATCGCCATTAACTGAAAGGATCATATGTTTCATACGTGTAGAAACAGCTGGATCTGCATTCTTATTAATTTTCTTTAAACCTTTAAGTTCAGCATCAATCGCCATCTCATCTTTATGAGTCAAAAGTTTATAAGTAATTGCAGTTCCTGAATTAGGGAGGGTGTAAGAAAATTCGTTTATACCTTTTGTAATTGATTTTTCATCAAATGGTTTATTTTCCAAAGTAGATAAATCAACAGTTACTCTTTCTCCTTTAAGGTCAAATTCATAATCTTTACCATATCCTAAAATACGAGCAGCAATCATAATTGCATTTTTATCGCCCACAATAATATCATTGTAGTCTACTTTAGATACGATAAGAGATTTTAACAATTTATCTAATACAGTACCGTTTTGAATATAAGATTGGTTAGAAAGAATATCTTCTTCCTTAGCAGTCATATACTTCATTTCAATAGTACCAGATGATAGAGGATTATCCTCAGGGTAAATTAAACCTTTAGAAGGTAATTCAATAGTTTCGGTTGGAAATTTTAATTCACTCATAATTTTTATTTAGTTATAACTTTAAATACGTGTATACATATTAATAATACAAAAGAGCTTGACCGAAGCCAAGCTCTCTTAAAAAATATTTGACAGAATTTAATTAGAAGTTCAATACACAGTAATCCATACCTACTGTTAAGGCGATTGTTTGTGCTTGGTTTTCAGTATCCCAGTTGTAACCAGTAAACGCTGCATCTTTTACAAATGCACCTTTAATGATCCATTCTGATACTACATCACCTACAGGTCCTAGTACGTTGATAGTTAAGTCTTTCTTGTAGAAATCACTGTAACCATCTCTACCTGTTACTGATTCGTGGTGTAAACGTACCCACTCCATTACCGCTTGAGCACCTGAAGGTGTAATCGGATCAAATAATGTCATAGACAAATCTGACCATTTTGATTTACCTTTTACCTTGCGGTAAGTGTTGATGTGGTTAAGAATTACTTCACCATTTTCAATTTTCAATTCACCTACTTCTTTGATCATGTAAGCTGGGATTCCATCTACATACATGATAAATCTGTTAGCTTGCTTTGGCTCGAAAGCGGTGAAAAATATTTCGTTGGGATCTAATACTGCCATTTTATTTGTTGTTTATTTTTTATTCAATTATAAATATTGTTTTTCTAAATTTTTACGCTGGGAAAGTAGCTCCTGTTGGTAAAATGTTGAAATCCAAGTAAATAAATTCAGCAGTTTTAGTAGGTTGAATGTAAATCGCACCAATCAATTGGTTTCTATCAATTACATCTGCTGTGTTATTACTATCATCCATTACCACCTTGAAGGCATACAAACCTTGACGTTGTTGAACACTTTCTAAGTATGGGTTAACTTGGCTCAAGAATTGGTTTCTTGTAGCTGCTGTATTTTGTTCAAATACCAAGTTATCTGCTACTTGTGAAATGTATCCTTTTAAGGCAATTAACAATCTTCTAACGTTTACTCTATCGAGTGCTGAAGCTTGAGTCTGAAGTGTTTTCTGACCAAATACTACAACTCCTCTACCTGGGAATGTTGCAATTGGGTTTACTTTACCAATATACAAACTATCTCTATTAGCTTGAGTTAATTTACGTTCTGCTTGTCTTACGATTCCCATTCCACCTCTGTTAATACCAGCAGGTGCAAACCAAGCTTCTGAAGTTGAATCGTTGTTCGCATAAACACCTGGGATCAATGTTGAGGCAGGAACCCAAACAATTTGACCTGAATCTGGGTCAGTAATTTGACACCAAGGCCAGTAAGTTGCTGCGTATGAGCTATCAATTCCAGCAGCTGTTGCTGTAGTTGAAGTTACTGTTGAAGCGTAATTTTCAAGATCCATTACTAAGATCGCATCACCTCTATTTTCAACATTTGATAACAATGTATTTAACGGAGTAGCGTGGCTAGCGTTAGTGTAAACTAAACCAGGAGCTGTAATTAAGTTAAATCTGTATTCATCTTTATTAGCTAATAGGTTAAAGGCGTCTGTATAGTTACCACCTACTAAACCTTGAGTATCTGTGTTGCTAATGTTATCATAATATTTACCAGTTCCTGTTAAAATAGTACCTGTAGCTGCTCCAAATGAACCACTTTGAGCAGATGGAATTGATGATGTATAAGCTGTTTTAGCAATACCCGCATTATTAAAGTAATCAGGAGTTTTTAAATTAACTTGTTTAACTCTTACGTATCTTGAAGCGTTAGGATAGTTACCTTCTGTCTTAATGTAAGGATCTGAAGTACCTGAACCTTGTAATGATAATGATTGGTCACCAATAATTCTAGCAATATAGTTAGGAGCTTTAGGATCAAGAGAAACGTTAGTAAATGTTTCTAATACTGATTTAGATTTATTATTATCATTACCTTGTCTAATTACTACCGAGAATACACCTCTTGAAGTATCTGGGTTGACAATTTCCCATCTAATGTTATTGGCTGAACCACTAGGTAATATACCATTAGTACCTTCTGTTGAAGTACTATTCATAATAGTACCTTGAGCAAGAGTTTCTAATACAAAAGCACTTCCGGTTTGTTGGATATTTGAAGCTACTAAAGTAAGAATTAAATCAGTACCACCTGCTGCAGAAGCATCAAAATCTGATTGTGAAGTAAATGTAATAGTATCACCAACTTCATATCCTGAACCAGTTGAAGTTACTGTAACGGTATCAACTGAAGCTGAATCTGATAATACAATTGTAAATACTGCTCCTGTACCATTACCACTTGTAGTACCTGAAATACCTGAGAAAGTACCACCAGCTGAACCAGTGATATCAAGTGAGTTAGTAGTAAATGTTCCAGCTCCAGCTACCAAACCATCATTAGAAGATACTGCTGAAGAAGATGCTGCTGAGAATGAACCTGAAGCAACTCTTGTTACTAATAAAGAAGTACCTCCGTTTTGGAAGTAATTATAAGCTGAGATTGAAGTCAAGAAACTATACTCATCTGAACCACTATCAAATGTACTACCGAATGTGGCTAAGTATTCACTATAGCTAGTTACTAATGTAGGGATATTTACTCTACCTTTAACAGTAGGTCCTACAATAGCAGCACCGGCTTGTACGGGTTGTGAGGTGATTTGAGATTGATCATTTTCTCTTGCTAATACCCCTGGGGAAATTAATGTTTCTGCCATTTTATGTTATTTTTTATGATAAATATATTAAACTCTTTCAAAAGTCTATTTGTTGGGCAAAAACTCGCCAGATTCTAAAGAAATGGTTCCTTCACCATACTTTTCCTCTAACTCTTTAGCTAAAACTAATTCTTGTTGTTGTAAATTTTGTAAGTTAAACTTTAATTGTTCTTTTCTAATTTGAAGATTCATAATTTGAACCTCTGTTTCACCAGTTAAATCAGTAAGATCTTTAAATTGTTGTTTTAATTCTTTTAACTTATTGATTTCTTCTTCGGTTAAAACTTTTTTTTCCATTCGGTTATAAATATTAAATTATTTTTCAAAAATTAAGTATACAGTACAATAAACGATACTTGTGAGTTACTAGTTGTACCAGGTTCTGTAATAACAATATCTCCTGAATTTAATGTAACTTGAAGAGGTTGTCCTGGACTACCAACATAAGTTGCAGTGATAAAACAATCTCGGTTTATTGTTTTTGGTTGTAATTCTCCATTAAATGCAGTTATTGTTACGGTACCACCTGATAGAGTATCTCCACCAGCAATTAATTTTAATGGAGCAGAAGCGGGAGCACCAATATTAGCAATATCTTGATAAATACCACTAACATTAGTTGATGTAGTTGAATTAGCAACCGTCATTGAAGAGGTAACAGCTGATCTAACTAAAGCATTATTGTTAACTCTAAAGTTAGTACCATCCCAACTACCAGTCATCCAACCACTAGAACCACTCATATAAATTGAGTCAGATCCTAAATATAAATCTCTAAATTTCTTTTCAGCATTACCTAAATCGTAAGTATCATTTGCAGCTGGAATAATGTGACCACTTGCTGTAGTTAAACCTAATAGATTACCATTTGCTTTTAAACTACCAGCTATTGTAACAGTACCATCTACATCCGCACCAGCAATATAAGAAGCTGTATCAGCTGCTACAACATTATTTACTACAATGTTAAAAGTTGAAGCATCACCTTTAGTAAATGTAATAGTATCATCTGAAACGGAAGCTGTAGTTAACAATGAACCCGTATCGGTTGAACCACCACCTGAACCTGTATCTACTGTAATGTTAAACGTTGAGGTATCACCTTTAGTAAATGTGATTGTGTTAGAAGATACTGATGCTGTAGTTAATAAAGATCCTGTATCAGCTCCACCAGCGTTAGCAGCATATGAAGCTGTTGAAGCATAAGAAGCAGTTCCTGTTAATACAGTATTACCTAATAATGTAAGTGAACCTGAGATAGTAATATCGTATGCTTCAACACCATTGAAAGCATCTATTGATTGAGTTACGTGCCATGCTTCGACTGTTGACCCGTCTATTATACTAGCTGAAGATAGTGTTTTAGCCATTTAATTTTTGTTATAAATATCAAGAATTTTTTATTCTTTCAATAGCATCAATTATTTTATTAGGATGAATTGTTTTAGTACATTCAAAATGTCTATCTGTTCCTTTATGTTCAGGACACCATTCCCAATCTCCAGCATCTAGTCTTACTTTATTAAAACAACTATTACAAGCTTTAGAGGCATCAGTAAATATCCTTTCACAATCAGTAAATTCACTAAAAGGAGCACTAAATCCTGAGATTAATATGGTTTTACCTCCTAGAGCCCAATTTAACCAGCTTAAACCACTACCAATACCTATAAAAAACTCAGCATTCATCATATCATTTGCTCTATCAGATAAAGGATAATCTCCAGTTTTATCAATTACCCCAGTTAAGGTTCCTCCTAATTTAGAATCATGCCAATTATCTCCTAATTTTTCTTGAGTAATCATTACAACTTTATAACCCTTATTATTTAAATAATCAATAATGGTTTGCCATCCCTTAGGATACATCCAATATTTAGCATGGGATGAACCATGAGGGGCAATCACAACATATTTACCCTCAATTTTAGAACCTGTGTTTAAAAATGATAATCTAGGTTTTATTTCTTGATAATCAACTCCTAAAATATCTGCACTACATTCTTGTAGTCCATACTTTCTAAAATCAGTAGGATTATAGTTAAAATTTATTGTATTATCTTCATTATAATGCCACCCAATACTATACATGGCATATAAATCAGTAGCTGGGGTGCCTGGTTTGATAAATTCAAATTCAGGATATTTGTTTTTAAACCAATTATTATGGAAAGTAGAACAAATTATATGACAATCGTGTTTCTTTTGGAATTCTTTAATATAAGGGAACCAAGCTAAAGTATCTCCAATTGCTGAGGAATCTAAGTGGATATAAATTCTTTTATTTTTAGCATTGTACCTATGTTCATAAATTTCCCCATTCTCTAAATTAGTAATTTTAATAAGGTAATTAATATAATATTTAATAGAAGTTTTAGTCCACATATTATTATTAATAGTGGATTCATGAATTATTTCATTATTATCTTGATTAATGAACTGAACCAAAAATTTACCCTTTTTTTCTCCTAATACTTCAGCAAATGCTCCTTCAATAAAATGACAATTAAAAGACCAACTACCATCTTTAGGTTTAATTTTTAAATTTTTTAGATTATTATATTCTTTGATTAAAACTTCTTTCATAAAAATTGCTTATAAACTTCAATTAACTCAATACTTCTATTATACCAACTTAATTCTTGGGCTGTGTTTAATGCTTGTGATGAATAATCATCATACCTACTCATAATATCGTTATAACCTGTCTCCATCATAAAAATATCACGTGGTGATCTCCAAGCTCCATGAAAATCTGTTTCCATTTCCCAATCAGCTATAATAGGAACCCCACAAGCAGCAGCTTCAACCATTGTTAAATTAGGGTGTCCGGCTTCTAGCATAGTGGGGTGTAAGAAAATTTCATGAGTATGAAATAATTCTCTTACTTCTTCTTGAGTAGGATCAAATAAAATTTCTAATTTAGGATAACTTAAAGTCCATAGATGAGAATTAAAAAAGTTTTTATTATTTTCAGGACCAGCAATTGTAATACTTTTGTTTAATTTAGCAGCAAGTGTTATACCATACTCAAATCCTTTTCTATCAAATCCAGCATTCCCAGCTAACCCATTATTAGCTAACATAAAAAATGTTTTTTCTTTTTTTCTAGAAGGATCAGGATAAAAGAAATCGGTATTTACACCATGTGAAAAATACACACATTTAGGATGATCAAAATAATTTACTAAAAATTTTGCTGGGAGAAGTGTGATTAATGATCCTTTTACAGCTTCAAAATTTTCTTTAAACACATGAGAATTTTTACCATAATGATAGGCATGATGATCATGAAGTTGGTAAATATAAGGAATACCTCTTTTACCTAATTCAATAGCTAAATTAGCTACATGACAATGTACTATATCAAATTCTTCAGGATTAATATGATTTGCCATTTTAATATGAACTTCATGTCCTAATTTAGTTTGGTTTTGGTAAAATTCCCAAATTAATTTTTCAATTGCTCCCCAACTTTTTGGGGGGATGGATAAACCACATCCTGGATCTACATGACAAATTTTCATTATTTAGCGTATATTTCGGGACTATTTTCGTCCATTCCTTTAAATTCTTGTTCTATAATACTAAATCCTGGAAGGTGTTTAGTATAAATTTTTTCTGCTGTTCCTACCTTTAACTGAGCAACATTACATACCCACATATCAAAAGCATCCCATTTAGTGGTTTTAATTTTATCTTGTATATAAGATAACTTATCATTATTAATTAAATAGGATTGAGCTGGGATAAATGGAGTTACGTCTGTGTAAATGTCTTCAATTTTAGGCCCATTTAAATTACGATTATTAAATGGGTTTCCAAATCCAATTATATCTTGATTGTTTTCTCTTGCTAATCTACTAAAACGCTTTAAACTATTATATAATTCACTAAATGGGGAATCAATAATAACATCACCTTCAAAAATTAAAACATAATCATAATCTTTATTATCTTCAGCTAAAATTGCATCTGTATGGGCTTTAAAACATCCATAATGACCTGGGGCTAATTTATAATATCCAGGAACATCTTGAACATCATCTGGTCGATTACAAGTATCTTTTGGAGGTAATTCTTTCCAGATTTTATTAATACGTTGTTCGTATTTAATACCTGTTAATTGACAAAATTCTTCTACATTTTCAACAGAACGAATTTCTTTTTCATTTGTATCTGGTTCTGTAACTAAATGCATTAATTTAATTTTAGGATTTGGGATATCTGTCTTCCATTTAAACAAACCATTTTTAGATAACTTAGTAAAATATTCTTGATTAACGATAAATGTTTTTGTTTCTACATTATTTGAACTATGAATCTCAAATTCAACTCTAATATCACCCTCAAATCTAATTAAATCCCAGAATGAATATTTTTGATTTACATCTAAAATACGATCAATAAATAAATTATCATTCTTATAAACTTTATAGTAAATTGTTCTACTATCTTTACTATTTGAAATATAGAAATATGGAGCAAAATAATTTGGAAGATTAGTTGGTAGAACTGTAAAATATTCTACTCTAGAATAATCTCTATGATCAAAAGATTGTAAAGATAATTTATCAAAATTAGGATCTTTATATAAATTTAAATCTTTAAAAATATGATAAACTACATTTTCTAAACTATTTGAATCTGAATTATATTGGGTTTTTAAAGCATCATAATTAGAAGCATTGTTAATCAAAGGAAGAGTAGAAATTAATTTATTTGGATTAGAAGCAAAGTAATAAGTATACAATCCTAATCCTTCACTCATTTGACATTCTCCAAAATAAAAATCGTAAGTATCTAACTTTAAAGCTGCTTTTTTAATTAATGTATCTTCTTGTAGAACATAATCATAATTAATATAATGACATTTACCATAACCTAATTTACTAGCTAAAGAAGCACCATTATAATAATTAGTATAAACTGTAGGACCATGATATACATCATTACCTTCACCTTGAAGATTTAAATTAACATCATATTGATCACTCCAAAGAGTAAAAGTTGTATAAAAAGTATGTTTAGTTAAAATATTATTTCTATCATAAACACAATAATCAGATGCTTCTTGGAGTACGGGAGGGATAGGAGCATGGGATGTTAAAATTACATCATAGCCCTTATTTTTTATTGATTTTATACAGTCTAATGTTGTATTTGTAATGCTATCTGTTACAGGATACGTGGATATAACAAATGCTTCTTTTTTAGATTTAAACACAGACTTTATTAATTCGCAATTTTTTTCAAAACTATCAAATTCTAAATAATTAATCCCTTTAAATTTATCAAAATAATTAAGATAAACAGGTAAATTATATAATAATTGAGGTATTTGATATGATAATGCTTCACGAATAACTAAAGGCATTGTTTCTTTATCATTAGCTGTACCACGAGAAGTAAATAAGAATAAATCCATCGCCTGATAGAATTTATCTACATCAGTACGTTCATTCCACCAGGTTAAATTATTGGGTTTTTCTTTCATTAAGGGCTCCCAATAAAATTTAAAATTATCTGCTTGGTTTCCTAAACAATGAAATTCATAGTCAGGTAATGCTTTAGCATATTCAAAAAATTCCTTTTGATTTTTACGAGGTGTAAATAAACCAACGTGTAAAATATGTTTTTTATCTGGGTTTAACCCTAATTCTTCTAGTGCTTTAGTTCTATCTGGGCGATCAACATATTCAATAGGATATTCAACTAATATTTGGGGAATATCTACATCTTTATATTGGTTAATTTGCCATTGTGAGACGAACATAAATTTATCTGGGAAGAATATTTTTTGAGAAGTATCAAATGATGAATCGTGTGAAGTTTCTACAATAAAATAATCACGATTAGGATTATATAATTTTTGAGCAACATCAGCATCCATAAAGAATTCCGGAATTTCCTCTAAATGAACAATATCCGGTTTTACTTTATCAATAATATCTAATAATTCAAATTTGTTTTCTTCTAAAGTATAAAATTTATCAGAATCGATTAGATTTACAAGTTTATTTCTTGTAACTACTAAAACACCTCCAGTACAATCCACCCATTCAACAAGATAAATTTCAAAATCTTGTTTAAGTAATTCTACTTTTTTAACTAAATATTGAGGTAAACCTCCTGTTGATAAATGTGGGGCTACATAAAGCAGTTTTTTCATATAACTCAATTAAGTTTTTATAATATAACATTTATTTTTTAGTAAACCAAGTTAAGGTTCAACCCAAATAAAATCTCCTTCACTAAGAGTACTTGTAATATCCCCCCAATCTATAGTAATATAATCTTCATTTAAATTAATTACTAATAACTCAAATCCGGTTAAATTCCCATCTATATATTGTTGAATATGAGAACCATTATACCCCCAAATATCACTATCATCTTCTTCAAAATGAATTTTATACCCGTTATTTAAATTTGTTAAAACTCCCATAATTAAAGTCCGTAATAAGCCTTTGTATTATCTTTTAAGGTTTGTAATGTAGCTGAGGGTTGTGATTGATTAAACACATACCAACCACCAAAAATACCATCGAACCATCTATTACCATTTGCTCCTCCTCCTACCATCCAGGTCACATCATCATAAAATAAGTTACCCCCTGTACCTGAAATAAAAGTAGCTCCTGATTGCCACCCATTAGGTACGTTCCAAACATAGAAATAATTATTTGTAGAGTTTATAGTAGTACTATTATAAACACCTTGCCATACAATAAAGTTCCATTCATTTTGAGCTACGGTTCCTGATGATTCGAATGTACGTCTATCTGAAGAAGCAGTCCCGGTTCCATCTCCTTTAATACATCTCATTTTAAATGCAGTTGTAATATCTAACCTATAACCTTTAAATGCTGGAATTGCATAAGTTTCTAAATTATTTCCTACAACTGTAGTTTGACCTGATGCATTATCTCTAGGATGAATCCAACCACACATTACCATAACCCCAGAAGCACCTTGTTTATAAGCTTGACCTGAAGAAACTCCATCAAAAAACCCATAATTATTAGATCTACCACTACTACCTGGGTAATCCCAAGTACCAGATGGGAAGCCTGGGCTTCCATTAATATTATTATAAGCAATACCTGCTCCATCTACGCCAAAAAAGCTAGGATTTAAATCATTATACGTTTCATAATCACCCCAAACAGGAGGGGAAAATCGAAATTTCATAGCGTCATGATCATAACTTTTCCAATAACTCATTTTAACCATAGTGCCAGGACCCCCAGCAACAGCAAATGAGGCAGTACCTGAGTAATCATTATGGCCATATTGGCATTGACCTAAGGAGTAACCATTACTAGCGACACCTTTGCCCATTTCATTATAAAGGCCATTAGTTAAAACGCTTCCTCTTAAATATAAATTAGTTGTACTTAAAGGCATTACTTGTTATTTACTTTATTATCTAACTCTTTAATAGCTTCAATTAATAATGCTACTAATTTTTCGTATTTAACAGCTTTGTATCCATTATCTCTAGTTTGTACTAATTCAGGTAATACTTTTTCAATTTCTTGAGCGATTACCCCAATGTCGTGTCCTTCGTATGAAGATTGTTTATCATTCCAATCAAACTCGTAACCATTAATTTGATTAACTTTTTCTAATGAGTTTGTAATTGGAGTTACATTATCTTTTAATCTAGCATCTGAAGAATAGAACGCGATAACATCACCTGTTGCTCTAATTTCACCACTAACTGTTATTACGTTAGTAGTATTATTAACTGTAATAAAGTCAACTGATGATACTTGGGTTGCTGAATCAGTTTTAACTAGGTAATCTGGGTGATCTACAAACGCACCACCACTAATACCACTAGTACCATTAATACTTGTACCTGAAGTACCTGGGACACCGGATGTTCCTGAAGTACCATTAACACCTGAGGTACCTGCTGCTCCATTTTTACCTGAAGTACCTGAAGCACCATTTGTACCTGAAGTACCGTTTTTACCTGAAGTACCTGCAGCACCATTTACACCTGAAGTTCCTGAAGCACCGTTTGTACCTGAAGTACCATTTTTACCTGAAGTACCTGAACCTCCGTTTTTACCTGCTGTACCACCTGAACCGTTAGTACCTGAAGTACCTGATTTACCTGAAGTACCTGAACCACCAGCTATACCTGAAGTACCTGAACCTCCGTCTGTACCTGAACTACCTGATGAACCAGAAGTACCTGAAACACCACTTTGAGCATTTACCCCAGAAGTACCTCCTGAACCATTTGTACCTGAAGTACCTGATTTACCTGAAGTACCTCCTGCACCATTTTTACCTGCTGTACCACCTGATCCATTTGTACCTGAAGTACTAGCTACTCCTGAAGTACCTCCTGCACCGTTTTTACCTGATGTACCACCTGAACCATTTGTACCAGAAGTTCCTGATTTGCCTGAAGTACCCGCAACCCCATCTTTACCTGAAGAACCGGCTGAACCGTTAGTACCTGAAGTACCTGATTTACCTGAAGTACCTCCAGCTCCGTTTTTACCAGCAGTACCACCTGAACCGTTTGTACCTGAAGTTGAACTTACACCTGAAGTACCTCCTGCACCATTTTTACCTGATGTACCACCTGAACCGTTAGTACCTGAGGTACCTGATTCTGCTGAACCTCCACTTGCTCCTGTAATACCTGATGTACCACCTGAACCGTTAGTACCTGAAGTGCCTGATTTACCTGAAGTACCTCCAGCTCCGTTTTTACCTCCTGTACCAGCTGAACCGTTAGTACCTGAAGTAGAAGCAACACCTGAAGTACCTGCAGCACCATTTTTACCTGAAGAACCGGCTGAACCGTTTGTACCTGAAGTACTAGCTACTCCTGAAGTACCAGCAGCGCCATTTTTACCTGATGTACCACCTGAACCGTTAGTACCTGAAGTGCCTGATTTACCTGAAGTACCTGCAGCTCCATTTACACCTGAAGTACCTGATGAACCATTTGTACCTGATACGGCTGATTTACCTGAAGTACCTGCAGCTCCATTTACACCTGAAGTACCATTTGAACCTTTTGTTCCTGAAGTAGCAGATTTACCTGAAGTACCTGAACCTCCGTCTGTACCACTTGTACCAGAAGAACCTGATGTACCTGAAACACCACTTTGAGCATTTGCCCCAGAAGTACCTCCTGAACCGTTAGTACCTGAAGTACCTGATTTACCTGAAGTACCACCGGCTCCGTTTTTACCTGATGTACCACCTGATCCATTTGTACCTGAAGTACTAGCTACTCCTGAAGTACCACCTGCACCATTTTTACCAGAAGTACCTCCTGAACCGTTAGTACCTGAGGTACCTGATTTACCTGAAGTACCGTTTGCTCCATTTACACCTGAGGTACCTGATGAACCATTTGTACCTGATGTTTTGCTTTCTCCTGATAAACCAGCAGCCCCATCTACACCACTTGTACCTGAAGTACCTGATGAACCTGAAGTACCTGATACAGCTGCTACACCTGAAGTACCTGCTACTCCGTTTTTACCAGAAGTACCTGATGAACCATTTGTACCTGAGGTACTAGCTACTCCTGAAGTACCTCCTGCACCGTTTTTACCTGATGTACCACCTGAACCGTTTGTACCTGAAGTAGAAGACTTACCAGAAGTACCTGCAGCTCCATTTACACCTGAAGTACCATTTGAACCTTTTGTACCTGAAGTAGCAGATTTACCTGAAGTACCTGAACCTCCATCAGTACCTGAAGTACCTGATGAACCGCTAGTTCCTGAAACAGCACTTTGAGCGTTTGAACCTGTGCTACCATTTGTACCTGTAGAACCTGAAGTACCACTTGTGCCAGCTTTACCTGAAGTGCCACCGGCTCCGTTTTTACCTGAAGTACCTGCAGAACCGTTTGTACCTGAAGTTGAACTTACACCTGAAGTACCTCCAGCACCATTTTTACCTCCTGTACCTGATGAACCTTGAGTACCTGAAGTGCTAGCTACTCCTGAAGTACCTGCTACTCCGTCTTTACCAGCAGTACCTGATGTACCATTTGTACCTGAAGTGGAAGATTTACCTGAAGTTCCTGCAGCTCCATTTACACCTGAGGTACCATTTGAACCTTTTGTTCCTGAAGTTGCGCTTACACCTGAAGTACCACTACCACCATCTGTACCACTTGTACCTGAACTACCTGAGGTACCACTTACTGCACTTTGTGCATTGGAGCCTGTTGAACCGTTAGTACCTGTTGAACCACTTGTTCCTGAAGTACCTGATTTACCACTTGTACCTCCAGCTCCATTTTTACCAGCAGTACCTCCTGAACCGTTAGTACCTGAAGTTGAACTTACACCTGAAGTACCTGCAACTCCATTTTTACCCGAGGTACCTGATGAACCTTGAGTGCCTGAAGTAGAGCTTACACCTGAAGTTCCTGCAGCTCCATTTATACCGGAAGTACCATTTGTACCTGATGATCCTGATGAACCTGAGGTTTTACTTAAACCGGATTCTCCAGCTAAACCATCAACTCCAGAAGTACCGCTTGTACCTGAGCTACCAGATGTACCTGAAGTACTAGCTACTCCTGAAGTTCCAGCATTTCCATTTTTACCTGAAGTACCTGCTGAACCATTTGTACCTGAAGTGGAAGATTTACCTGAAGTACCTCCAGCACCATTTTTACCTCCTGTACCTGATGAACCTTGAGTACCTGAAGTGCTAGATTTACCTGATGTGCCACCTGCTCCATCGGTACCACTTGTACCTGATGAACCGCTAGTTCCTGAAACTGCGCTTTGAGCATTTGAACCTGTACTACCATTTGTACCAGTTGATCCACTAGTACCTGAAGTACCTGCTTTACCTGAGGTACCACCTGCTCCATTTTTACCTCCAGTTCCTGTAGAACCGTTTGTACCTGAGGTTGAACTAACTCCTGAGGTACCTGCGATTCCATTTACACCTGAGGAACCTGCTGAACCATTTGTACCAGAAGTTCCTGATTTGCCTGAAGTACCGTTTGCTCCATTTTTACCTGATGTACCTCCTGAACCGTTTGTACCTGAGGTACCTGATTTACCACTTGTACCCGCTGCACCATCTTTACCATTAGTACCTGTGGAGCCATTTGTTCCTGAAGTGCTAGATTTACCTGATGTGCCACCTGCTCCATCGGTACCTGAAGTACCTGATGAACCTGAAGTACCTGATACGGCACTTTGAGCGTTTGATCCAGTTGAACCATTAGTACCAGTTGAACCTGAAGTACCTGAAGTACCGGCTTTTCCAGAAGTACCTCCAGCACCATTTTTACCTGAAGTTCCTGCTGAACCCTGAGTACCTGAAGTTGAACTCACTCCTGAAGTACCTGCAATTCCATTTACACCTGAGGAACCTGCTGAACCATTAGTTCCTGAAGTACCTGATTTACCTGAAGTACCATGTACACCGTCTTTACCAGATGTACCAGTTGAACCGTTTGTACCTGAGGTACCTGATTTACCTGAAGTTCCAGCCGCACCATTTTTACCACTAGTTCCTGCTGAACCATTAGTTCCTGAGGTTGAGCTAACTCCTGAAGTACCACCAGCTCCATCGGTACCACTTGTACCTGATGAACCACTAGTTCCTGAAACTGCGCTTTGAGCGTTTGAGCCGGTTGAACCGTTTGTACCAGTTGATCCACTAGTACCTGAAGTACCTGCTTTTCCAGAAGTACCTGCAACTCCATCTTTACCAGATGTTCCTGATGAACCTTGAGTACCTGAAGTACTAGATTTACCAGAAGTACCCGCAACCCCATCTTTACCTGAAGAACCGGCTGAACCGTTAGTACCTGAAGTACCTGATTTACCTGAAGTACCGTTTGCTCCATCTTTACCAGATGTACCTGCTGAACCATTAGTGCCTGAGGTACCTGATTTACCACTTGTACCCCCAGCACCATTTTTACCATTAGTACCCGCTGAACCGTTTGTACCTGAAGTTGAACTTAAACCTGAAGTACCACCTCCTCCATCAGTACCTGAAGTACCTGATGAACCACTAGTTCCTGAAACTGCGCTTTGAGCGTTTGATCCAGTTGAACCATTAGTACCAGTTGAACCTGAAGTACCTGAAGTACCGGCTTTTCCAGAAGTACCTCCAGCACCATTTTTACCTGAAGTTCCTGCTGAACCCTGAGTACCTGAAGTTGAACTCACTCCTGAAGTACCTGCAATTCCATTTACACCTGAAGAACCGGCTGAACCGTTTGTTCCTGATGTACTACTATTTCCTGAAGTACCTGCAGCGCCATTTTTACCATTAGTACCTGCTGAACCATTAGTTCCGCTTGTACCAGCTTGACCTGAAGTACCATTATTTCCATTTTTACCTGAGGTACCTGATGAACCTTGAGTACCAGAGGTTGAACTTAAACCTGAAGTACCACCACCTCCATCAGTACCTGAAGTACCTGAGCTACCTGAAGTACCTGATATGGCACTTTGGGCATTTGATCCAGTTGAACCATTTGTACCAGTTGACCCACTGGTACCTGAAGTACCGGCTTTACCAGAAGTTCCTGCAGCACCATTTTTACCTGAAGTACCTCCTGAACCCTGAGTACCCGAAGTGCTTGATACACCTGAGGTACCAGCTATACCATTTACACCTGAGGAACCGGCTGAACCATTTGTTCCACTAGTACCTGATTTGCCTGAAGTACCTGCAGCTCCATCTTTACCAGATGTACCAGCTGAACCATTTGTACCTGAAGTAGAAGCAACACCTGAAGTACCTGCAGCACCATTTTTACCTGAAGTACCTGATGAACCTTGAGTACCTGAAGTGCTTGATTTACCAGAAGTACCACCAGCCCCGTCAGTACCTGAAGTACCTGAAGATCCACTAGTACCTGATACGGCACTTTGGGCAGAATCACCTGCTGAACCTGCTGTACCTGTTGATCCACTTGTTCCTGAAGTACCTGCTTTACCTGAAGTACCTCCTGCACCGTTTTTACCACTAGTACCTGCTGAACCATTAGTTCCTGAAGTGCTTGATACACCTGAAGTACCACCCGCTCCATCAGTACCTGATGAACCTGAACTACCTGAAGTACCACTTACGGCACTTTGAGCTGAAGCACCTGCTGAACCAGCAGTACCACTTGAACCTGAAGATCCTGAGGTACCACTTGAACCTGATGTTCCGGCTGTGCCTGAAGTACCTGAAGAACCTGAACTACCTGAAGTTCCACTAGAACCTGAAGTTTTACTTGTTCCAGATGTACCTGCTGTACCAGTAGAACCTGATGTACCTGAAGTAGCAGACTTACCAGAAGTACCCGCAACCCCATCTTTACCTGAAGAACCGGCTGAACCGTTAGTACCAGAAGTTGAACTAACTCCTGAAGTACCACCTGCTCCGTCAGTACCTGAAGTACCTGAAGATCCACTAGTACCTGATACGGCACTTTGGGCAGAATCACCTGCTGAACCTGCTGTACCAGTAGAACCACTAGTACCTGAGGTACCGCTATTTCCTGAAGTACCTCCATTTCCATCTGTACCTGCTGAACCTGCAGAACCTGATGTACCTGAAGTACCTGAACCACCATCTGTACCGGAAGTACCTGAACTTCCTGAAGTACCTGAGACTGCACTTTGTGCATTTGCACCGGTTGAACCGTTTGTACCAGTTGAACCAGCAGTACCTGAAGTACCTGATTGACCACTTGTGCCTCCTACTCCGTTTTTACCTGAAGTACCTGCTGAACCTTGAGTACCTGAAGTTGAACTAACTCCTGAAGTACCACCCGCTCCATCAGTACCTGATGAACCTGAACTACCTGAAGTACCACTTACGGCACTTTGAGCTGAAGCACCTGCTGAACCAGCTGTACCTGAAGAACCTGAGGAACCTGAAGTACCTGATGAACCTGAAGTACCAGATGAACCTGAAGTTCCTGCTGAACCTGCTGTACCTGAGCTGCCTGAAGAACCTGCTGTACCTGAGCTGCCTGAAGAACCTGAAGTACCGCTTGAACCTGATGAACTACTATCTCCTGAGGTACCATTAGTTCCTGAAGAACCTGCTGTACCTGAAGTTGAACTAACTCCTGAAGTACCACCTGCCCCATCAGTACCTGATGTACCTGAGCTACCTGAAGTACCTGATACGGCACTTTGAGCGGAATCACCTGCTGAACCGTTTGTACCCGTAGAACCAGATGTACCTGAAGTGCCTGATTGACCACTTGTACCTCCTACTCCATTTTTACCTGAAGTACCAGCTGAACCATTTGTACCTGAAGTGCTTGATACACCTGAAGTACCTCCAGCACCGTCTGTACCTGAACTACCAGATGAACCACTAGTTCCTGAAATAGCACTTTGAGCAGAAGCACCTGCTGAACCAGCTGTACCTGAAGAACCTGAGGAACCTGAAGTACCTGATGAACCAGAAGAACCTGATGTTCCGCTTGAACCTGATGTACCTGAAGAACCTGATGAACCCGCAGTGCCTGAACTACCGGAAGAACCTGAAGTACCACTTGAACCTGATGAACTACTATCTCCTGAGGTACCATTAGTTCCTGAAGAACCTGCTGTACCTGAGGTTGAACTTATACCAGAAGTACCTGAATCTCCATCAGTTCCGGATGAACCTGAAGAACCACTAGTACCACTTACTGCGCTTTGAGCGTTTGAACCTGTTGAACCATTTGTACCAGTTGAACCACTAGTACCTGATGTACCAGCTTGTCCACTTGTACCCCCAGCACCATCTGTACCAGCAGAACCTGAGGAACCTGCTGTACCTGAAGTACTAGCTACTCCTGAAGTACCGCCAGCACCGTCAGTACCTGAAGTACCTGAACTACCTGATGTACCACTTACAGCACTTTGAGCATTATCTCCTGCTGAACCAGCTGTACCAGTAGAACCACTAGTACCTGATGTACCACTATTTCCTGAAGTACCCCCATCACCGTCTGTACCAGCAGAACCTGCTGAACCTGATGTACCTGAAGTACCTGAATCTCCGTCGGTACCTGAAGTACCTGAGGAACCTGAAGTACCTGATACTGCACTTTGAGCAGAATCACCAGCGCTACCTGCAGTACCAGTACTACCTGAGGTACCAGCAGTACCTGAAGTACCACTAGAACCTGAACTACCTGAAGCACCTGAAGTACCACTACCTCCATCAGTTCCTGAAGAACCTGAGGAACCTGAAGTACCACTTACTGCGCTTTGAGCTGAGTCACCAGCTGAACCTGCTGTACCTGAAGAACCTGATGTACCAGCAGTACCTGAAGTACCACTAGAACCTGAACTACCTGATGTTCCTGATGAACCTGAATCACCATCAGTACCTGAACTACCAGAAGAACCAGAAGTACCTGAAACAGCACTTTGTGCAGAGTCACCGGCACTACCAGCTGTACCAGAACTACCTGAAGTACCTGATGTACCAGCTTGACCTGATGTACCATTATCTCCATCAGTACCAGCAGAACCTGCTGAACCTGAAGTACCTGAAGTACCTGAATCTCCGTCGGTACCTGAAGTACCTGAGGAACCTGAAGTACCTGATACTGCACTTTGGGCTGAATCACCTGCACTACCTGCTGTACCTGAAGATCCAGATGTACCAGCAGTACCTGAAGTACCACTAGAACCTGAACTACCTGAAGCACCTGAAGTACCACTATCTCCGTCTGTACCTGAACTACCAGAAGAACCTGAAGTACCTGATACTGCACTTTGGGCTGAATCACCTGCACTACCTGCTGTACCTGAGCTACCTGAAGTTCCAGCTGTACCTGAGGTACCACTTGAACCAGATGAACCTGAAGTACCTGATGAACCTGAACCACCATCCGTACCTGAAGAACCTGAACTACCTGAAGTACCACTTACAGCACTTTGAGCATTATCTCCTGTTGAACCATTTGTACCAGTAGAACCTGATGTACCACTTGTACCTGAATTTCCTGAGGTACCTCCATTTCCATCTGTACCTGCTGAACCTGCAGAACCTGAAGTACCTGAAGTACCTGAACCTCCGTCGGTACCTGAAGTACCTGATGAACCACTAGTACCTGATACGGCACTTTGAGCAGAGTCACCAGCGCTACCTGCAGTACCTGTTGAACCACTAGTACCTGCAGTACCTGAAGTACCACTAGAACCAGATGAACCTGAAGCACCTGAAGTACCACTACCTCCATCTGTACCAGATGAACCTGAACTTCCTGAAGTACCTGAAACAGCACTTTGAGCTGAATCACCTGCTGAACCAGCTGTACCTGAGCTACCTGAAGTTCCAGCTGTACCTGAGGTACCACTTGAACCAGATGAACCTGAAGTACCTGAACTACCTGAACCTCCATCGGTACCTGAGGTACCAGATGAACCACTAGTACCACTTATAGCACTTTGGGCATTATCTCCTGTTGAACCATTTGTACCTGTTGAACCACTAGTACCTGATGTACCAGCTTGACCTGATGTACCATTATCTCCATCAGTACCAGCAGAACCTGCTGAACCTGATGTACCTGAAGTACCACTACCTCCATCAGTTCCTGAAGAACCTGAAGAACCAGAAGTACCTGAAATTGCACTTTGAGCAGAATCACCAGCACTACCTGCAGTACCAGTACTACCTGAGGTACCAGCAGTACCTGAAGTACCTGATGAGCCTGAGCTTCCCGAAGCACCTGAAGTGCCACTATCTCCATCTGTACCAGATGAACCAGATGAACCTGAAGTTCCTGAAACAGCACTTTGTGCTGAATCACCTGCTGAACCTGCTGTACCTGAGCTACCAGAAGTACCTGCGGTGCCTGAAGTTCCTGAAGAACCAGAACTACCTGAGGTGCCTGATGAGCCTGATCCTCCATCGGTACCTGAACTACCGGATGAACCTGAAGTACCACTTACAGCACTTTGTGCTGAGTCACCAGCACTACCTGCTGTACCAGAAGAACCTGAGGTACCTGCTGTACCTGAAGTGCCTGAGGAACCTGATGAACCTGAAGTACCTGAACTACCTGAACCACCATCGGTACCCGATGAACCTGATGAACCTGAAGTACCACTTACAGCACTTTGAGCATTTGCTCCTGCTGAACCCGCAGTACCCGTTGAACCACTAGTACCTGAAGAACCTGAGGTACCTGCTGAACCACTCCAACCGGAAGTACCTGCAGTACCACTTGAGCCAGAACTTCCGTCTGTACCTGAGCTACCTGAAGAACCTGAAGTTCCCGAAACTGCACTTTGAGCAGAATCTCCAGCTGAACCAGCTGTACCAGAAGAACCTGAGGTACCTGCTGTACCTGAAGTGCCTGAGGAACCTGATGAACCTGAAGTACCTGAACTACCTGAACCACCATCTGTACCTGAACTACCAGATGAACCACTAGTACCTGATACGGCGCTTTGGGCTGAATCACCTGCTGAACCTGCTGTACCTGAACTACCAGATGTACCAGCAGTACCTGAGGTACCTGAGCTACCACTAGAACCAGAAGTACCAGAGCTACCTGAACCTCCGTCTGTACCCGATGAACCTGAAGAACCTGAAGTTCCCGAAACTGCACTTTGTGCAGAATCACCTGCTGAACCTGCTGTACCAGAAGAACCTGAGGTACCTGCTGTACCTGAGGTACCACTAGAACCAGATGAACCTGAAGTGCCTGAGGAACCTGAACCTCCGTCTGTACCTGAACTACCTGAAGAACCTGATGTACCACTTACAGCACTTTGGGCAGAATCACCTGCTGAACCAGCTGTACCTGAGCTACCTGAAGTTCCTGCTGTACCTGAGGTACCACTTGAACCAGATGAACCTGAAGTACCTGAACTACCTGAACCTCCATCGGTACCAGATGAACCTGATGAACCAGAAGTACCTGAAACAGCGCTTTGGGCTGAATCACCTGCTGAACCTGCTGTACCTGAAGAACCTGAAGTACCTGAGGTACCAGATGTACCTGAACTACCTGATGAACCTGAGCTACCAGATTTACCTGAGGTACCACTATCTCCGTCTGTACCTGAGCTACCTGAGCTACCTGAAGTACCGGAAGCACCTGATTGACCTCCGTCTCCAGCACTACCTTGAGTACCACTTGAACCAGCAGTACCTGAAGTTGAACTTATACCTGAAGTACCTGCAACTCCATTTTTACCGGAAGAACCTGCTGAACCACTAGTTCCTGATGTTGAACTTTCTCCTGAAGTACCTGCTTCACCAGATGAACCTACTGTACCTGATGAACCACTAGTACCTGAAGTACCAGTTTGACCTGAAGTACCTGAAGTACCTGAGCTGCCTGATGAACCACTTGAGCCAGAAGTACCTGCTGTACCTGCGGTACCCGAAGTACCTGAGCTACCTGATGTACCACTTGAACCTGAGGTTCTAGAAGCACCTGATTGGGCGTGACTACCAAATGAACCAGATTTACCTGAAGTACCTGATGAACCTGATGAACCTGCATTTCCTGAGGTACCAGCTGTACCACTTGAACCAGATTTACCTGAGGTACCTGAAGTTCCAGAAGCACCCGAAGAACCTACATTACCACTTGAACCAGCAGAACCACTAGAACCAGCTGTACCTGAAGTACCACTTACACCAGCAGAACCTGAGGTACCACTTGAACCTGAGGTACCACTTGTACCAGAAGCTCCAGGTAATAATCTATATTGTAATACCCCTGTAGAAGGGTCATAAACAGTAAAGTAAAAACTTTCTGTATTTTCTGTTAATGTATTAATTTTAACTTCAGAACCACTAATATGAAGTGATCCAGTTAAACCTAATGTATCGGTAGTATAATCATATGTAAAGTTAGCTGAACCACTTAACCCCAAATCAGGATTAGAACCTGTAGCAAATTGAATTTGTGTGTTATCACCTACAGCAGAGTCAGCTTCAGGAACTAAAATTTGAACACCACCATTAGGAAGTGGGGTTACTTCAATTCCTGAACCTGTAAAATAAAATGATTTAGCGTAATTTACTTGAGAGCCTGTGTAATATACTTGAACACCTCCTAAACCAGGAAGAGTACTTAAGTCAAGACTATGAGATACAGGGTTGCTACCAGTGTAATAAAAATTAATTACACTACCAGCTAAAGAACTAGAGTAATAAAGGGATGAAAAATTCCCATCTACTTCCGCAAAAGTTAACTCGGATCCTTTATTCTGTCTTAGTATGATACCCATTTTTATTTATAAATATTAACAGATTAATATTATTCTTCAAAAGTTGAAGGAGAAGAATTAAAAGGGATATCTGTTCTTGGGGGTATTGTACTATTTGTATTTTTAAGGTCTGAGACTACTTCCATGTTAAATATAATTTGATTCTTACTACTAAATTTCTTCAATGCTGTTAATTCTTTCTGTACTGTATCTGGGACTACATAACCATATAATTTTAACTGGAAAGTTGCTTTTACTGTTCTTTCACTACCTTGGACTAATTCAGTAGGGGTAGAAAAATTGTCTATAGTAGCCCTAAACTTAAAACGATCAGGATTACCCCAATATGAATCAGAAGCGTAATTAATAGCTTCAACTACTTTATTTAGTTGTTCAATATAATATGTGGATACAATAAAATCATATGTAATATTTACATAATCAGGTATCACGACAGCATAGTATTGTTTTAGGGGTTGCTGGTTGTTTAAGACGTTAAAATTATCGTATGTATTTTGTTTATTATAAGGTTTTGTAAATATTTGAACGTTATGAGGATTGTTAGCATCCATTTTTCTAGTTAATGATCTATTACGTTCAATTTGATTACGTTTAAATGTAATAAGAGGCATCATAATTTTGCCTTTCTTATCTCTGTAGTACCCATCTTTTTGAATTTGTTTCCACCTTTCAGGTGAACCATAAATTACAGGTACTTTTTGTACTACACCATTTTGTTGTACTGTAGGTTTGATAACATTTTCCATATAATAGAAAATTGCTTCATCAATTTCTTTAAATCCTAAAGTAAACGGTTTAGTATTATCATCTCTAAAAGAGACTTGATTACCTCTATTTACCCCAGAAAAATTATTAGGATTACCTCTAGTTCCCCCTGTTTCAGGGTTAACATAAGGATCCTGTTGAGAAATGCTAATTTCTCTTTGGGTTTTTGGTACTGGTATTTTTCCTCTTTGAGCCATTAGATATATCTTTCTTGTGTTATACCTACTTTATCAGCTGGTACGTAATGTGCTTCACAGATAATTGAAATAGAAGAACCAAATTCTTCAAGTCCAGGATTAAAGTTTCCGGGTTGATTTGGATAATCTGGGTTCTTACCAGCAAAATACTGGTTAGAAATTATATTGTCTATTTCATAATATCCTTCATTATATAGGATAATATCTCCTACTTCTGGAACCAAATTAGCTCCGTAGTTGTGGTCTCCTTGATCATAGTTTTGGTTAAAATCTTTTGAAGCTTCTAATAAATCATCTCTAAGAAATTTAAAAGTAGCACCCCAACTAAAATCTGTACCTAAATCTGTTTCAGGGTATTCTTGGTCTCGTCTTTCTACTAAACAGTTTAATAAAACAGGACCCATATAATATTTTTCTTCAGCAGCTTCACCATAGAGATTAATCTTAGTTTCCTCTATTTTAAATTTATAAAAAGAACACTGTTGGGTGATTATATCACCCATCAGTTCTCTACTTATGTGTCTAAATAGACTTATATCTCTTTGAGCGCCAAATAATGCCATGTTATCCTATGTAAATTGGGAAAGGAACTTGTTGGAGTTCTTTTTGTCTGTAATCAGTTTCCAATGATCTTCTTTCCAATAATTTTTCTCTTGAAGTTTCATCAAGGTAAGCTCTTAATCTATCGATTAAAGCTGTCTTATCAGCAGTTGCTGAAGATAATAAATCAGATTGATTCATAGTTACTTCAGCACCAGGAATAGGTACAGTAGAATATTTACCACGAACATATCCCAACATTTCTTTACATAAAGCTAAAGCATATTCAAAAATCCAACTTCTACCTACAGAATTAATTTGAGTATAAACTGGGTTAGCATAAGGAACATTTGATACATTTGAGATTGAACCTGAATTTCCAGTAATACTGTTTGCTAATCTTTCAGATTTAAGTAAATATTGGAAATATAATGTATCCATTCCAGCCATACTTTCAACTGTTGGAATTGGAAATAATCTCAATTTATTATTTTGAATTTCAAATGAATAATTTGATCTTCTAATTTGATCATTTAGTTCAATTTGCTGGATAACTTGTAAATCATAGTTAATAGGCATTAACACAAAATTAATTGCGGGTGAATAATTACCCCAACCAAAGCTATCCATTAAATTCATAATACCTTGACCTGTTCCTATATAAGGATCAAAATATTTCATAATAGCAGGAGGTGATTCAAAAAATACTCGTTTAATTTCTAAATCACTACCACTAACACCTAATTCATCTACAGCCCATTGACCTAAATCATAATCCTGTTGAGAAGCTGTTAGAGCAATAGACCCAGTATGCCAATCTACATTACCACCAGTTCCAGCTTCAGTACCATATTGTTCTGAGAGTTTAATTATTACCCCCATATTAGGAGTAACTGCTGAAAATGCTAATGAAGAACTACCATTTACAGTAGGAACATCACTTGAAATGTTAACTCCTTCTAAAGATAAGTAATCTTGTCTTACCTTATAAGCATACACTTCATTACCATAAATTGTTGTTGCCTCCTCAAAAGCAGCATAAAAGTTTTTATCTTGTAGTTCAACATCTACAATCGGAAATCCTAATCTACGAGCAGCAAATGTAGTAAACCTATCAGCATCTAGTTGAAAAGCAACATCACTATCATAGAACCCAAAAGGAGTATCTCCAGAAGAAAAAGATGATGAACCTGGATAAATTGGGATATTGGCCATTGTATATTTTTGTTATAAATATTGAAAAAGATGGTTTAATTATCCTTTTCTGGATTTTCCACTGGTACCTGATGAACCACTTGTAATTCCTCTATCAGCAGCATCTTCATATAATTCAATTAAGTCTGATACAATAGGATCTCTGTGATTTTGTTTTAAGGTAATACCTGTCATATTTTTAATACCACGAGCAGCAGAATATAAAAATCTAAAACCAGAATCTCTTTTTGACTTTAAATCTACTTGGTGGTCGTCTCCACAAATAATCATTTTTGAACGTAAACCTAAACGGGTTACAATCATTTCCATCTGTTCATGAGTTACGTTTTGAGCTTCATCTACGATAATAACACTATCAACAAAAGTTCTACCGCGCATAAAACTAACAGGAACGATTTCGATTTGTCCATCTGTTATACATTTTTCGATTTTTTCCTTATCATATAAAAGGAACATATTTTGATAAATTGGTTGAACCCAAGGATCCATTTTTTCCCTTAAGTCACCTGGTAAGAATCCGATTTCTTCTTTTGATACTGTCGGACGTGTAATTATAACTTTTTCGTATTCTCTTCTAAATAAGCCATCTAGGGCAATTTGGCAAGCGAGTAATGTTTTTCCTGAACCTGCTGATCCAGCTAAAATTGTAAGTGTGTTATTTAATATTTCTTCCTTAGCTAATTTTTGTTCTTCATTAAGGGTTAATTTAAATTTAATAGGGTTTTTCAATACTCTTTTTTCTTTAAATACCGGGTCGGTATGATGATTTGATGCCATTGTCTTGATAATTGATTTTTACTAATTTATCGAGTCCTGCGTTAACGTGCATAGCATCGTTTAATACAAGCTCGAAATTAAATCTGTCGTCCAGAGGTAGAACTAAATCTACTTGTGAACCCCATCTAATCAAGCTAAATCTCTCGTTTTGAGCGCAAAGATCTAATTGCTTCTTAAATGGAGCAATTACGTTTACGTCTTCATCGGCTATTTGAATTAAGTAGTATGTGTAATCTAAAGAAGGAACATACACCTGGTTAAACATTCGTTCATTGTACTTTAAGTACTCCATGTTGTTAGGATTAATTACCTTATTTAAGATGTCCTTCTCAACCGCTAACATGGGTTTATTCGTCGATTCAATAGGTTCTAAGTGTTCGTATGTGAGTACGCCACCATAGGGAATCCTGTTGATATGGACGTCATAAAACGACATAAAAATGCCAATTACCAGCGACGGTTTATCATACTCGTCGTTACCCATAACATCTTTTAAGGTATAATTTAACCCTTTAATTTCCACAACCGCTTCATCTGGGTGTACAACTTTTTGGTATATAATTGTCCCATCAGCAGGACTATAGAAATGTTCCCAATCAATGTGATTGGGACGGAGAGGATCTCTAAAAAAATATGTATTACTTAGCTCGCCTACAGGGAGTTTAGAGAGTTCTTTAACCTCTCCGTTCAACCAATCTTCTAAATTTTGCGCCATTATAATAATGTTTTAGATTGATCAACTCTATTCAAATGCATTACCATACAGGACAACATAGCTCCTGATTTCATGTATTCTGAAAGGTTAAATATTACAGGTTCCATCCCAGCATCAGAACAAATTTTTTCTAATGACTCAATTTTATGTTTTTCGGCCTCATAATACTCATGTGAAGGTTTTAATTCAGCAATATTTGAAGCACATAAAATCATATTTCCTAATCTAACGGAATTTGTTATACCACAAAGAGCATCTTCAGTATCAATAGGAATAATTTCAGTATAGCGTTCTAACATTGCTAACTCTTCATCATCGAATAGCTCCGTGGCTACTAATGTTTGATCGTTATTCAACGGGAATATACTGCAATCTAAATGGTAAAGATATTCATCCGTCATTGCGACTTTGATAATTTCCATACCAAAGTTTTCCTCCATCCACTCGTAAGTTTTAATATTGGAACGAATACCATAACCCCCAATATAAACATTATCATATAAATGCTTGATATCAGCTTCACCTTCCCATTTATAAGGAGAGATGTGAGTTTCGTATCCCATTTGTTGGAAAAATTTCTCACCAACCAATTCTTCACCTTTTCTAGGATCTGAAGTAAAGTTTGATAATAAGATAACATTTCTATCTTTAATATGAGGTAATTGTAAACCTAAATTAGCTATATAAACTTGATCTTGGAAATTACCTTCGGAGGGTAATAAATAAACAAGTGATTGGCCTGACATAAAGTTGTACAGGTCCATAAATTGTTTGTATGCTTTAGGTCTGTTAATTTGGAGTTCTTCATCGCTTAATTCCTGCATCCAAATATTATTCGGATCTGATGTTGAGAGCGAGAACGGGAAATTCATTACATAACTTTGTAAGTGTAACTGTGATGGGGTTTCTTTCATTTGTGTAACATTTTATTATTTACCTATACATATAGTAAGTACCTAGGTAAGTAATAAAACTAGAAAAAAAAAGCCCCGCTTTCGCGGGGCTTAATTTCTCTATTCTAGATTAGATTAAAGGGTGTTCAAACCACTTACGATAATCTTACCGTAGAATTCAGGACGAACCACTTTCTTAGCGTAGCGAGTCAAGAGACCTTTTCTCGGTACGAAAGTATCAGGATCGTAAACCATAGGAGTCATGATTAATGGAATGTAAGGAGCGAATACCGCACCAGCTTCCAAGAACTGACCACCACGGAATCCCATTAAGATGGTATTTTCCTTCATGTATGGGTTTTTGTAAACAGTGTATCTGCTGTTGATAGCACCTGCTTTCTGTACACCAAAAGCGTAAGAAGCTTTAGTTACATCACCATCAGAGTTAGCAGCGTATCCAGGAATTGATTCCAAGATAGTTGCTACTGTTGGAGAACATACTAAGAAGTTAGCACCTCCACGAAGAGTTTTCTGGTGGATGATGTTGCTCAACTTTTGCATTTTAGTTCCTAAGGTTTGGAACCACTGACCTTGTGAGTTGTAGAAACCTAAGTTAGTGAAGGTACCATCACCCGTAGCAGAAGTAAATGCTTGGTTGTTGATAGCAGACCAATACTCAGTTCCAGCAGCAGCAGAATCAATCAACATATCCATGATTTCTAAGTCAATTTCCAAAGAAATGTACTCACTCATGATTGAAGTTAATTCAGCTTCAGCATCTAAACTATGGTAAGCGTTCAAATCTTGAGCGAACTCAGGAGTCCAAACAGCTTTTAACTTACGAGTTTTAGCTACGATAGCTTCACTTCTCATCTGAACATTAATTTCAGGGATAGAGAATGAACCAGAGTTAAGAGCGTTAGGATTAGCGTTACCAGCTTCGAAATCACCTCTTTCTGAATCAGTAGGTTGTAAAGAGTAAGTGATGGTTGTATCAGCCATAGAAGCACCAGAAGCAACTACTTCTGAACCAGTTATTACGAATACTAAGTTACCACCAGAAATTTTAGTGAATGCAGGTAAGTTATCACCAGCAACGATTGAACCTGATGTTAAAACGAAAGCACGTACTGCTTCAGGATCCAAATCAGGAAGTGAAGAAGTAGCTACACTCAACGTTTTGTAATCACCAGCAACAGCAGAAGCTGAGTAGTCAGAATCAAAATTAAGATCAGACCAAGTAGCAGAAGCTGTAGTCATAGTAACAACTGAAGTAGTGTTGTTGATTGAGTAACCGAAACGACCAGCACCGTAAGCACCACCTGTGTTAGTGTTACCGAAGTTTGCTGATGCGTCACCGTACATTGAACCACCAGAAGTGAAAGGTGACTTAGTAGTTCCGTATTGGAAATCTAAATAGAATACAAGACCTGAAGGTAAGTTCATAGGCTGTACAGAAACGAATTCTTTAGCAGCGATTTGACCAAATACCTTACGTACCAATGGAAGAGCTACGCCCGCCCATTGAGCACCTGTACCTACATTAAATGAACCAGCACCAGCACCACCACCAGTGTTAGTTTCTTCCATTACCAATTGCTTGGCTTGGTTTTCAAGGATCATAGACATATTGTTTTTGTCAGTCTCGCTTCCAAGACCTTCCAACAAACCTGTCTTTTCCCATTTTCCGGCTAATCTAGCAGCATCGCTTTGCAATGACTTGTATGGATTAGCACTTTCTAAAAGAGATTGTAATTGTGACATCTTTTTTTTGTTTTAAGTGTTTTTGTTTTTTTAAATTAAATAATTCCAGCTAACTTTTTAAATCTATTAACCATTTCATCTGATTCTACAATAGGTTGTTTAGCTTCTTTAACTAAACCAGTTGCTTTAGAAGCAGAACCGATAACGCCTTCGTTTACGGTCTTTTTAGCAGGAGCGAAATTCTCATTGATCGTTTCGAATACTACTTTTACTTCAGCCACAGTGTTGGCTTTGTCAAATGCGCCTAAAACTTTTGCCTTTTGAGACTCAGTCATGTTTTTAGACTTAAAGATTTTGTTTGAGTAAAGGAGTTTAGCGTTTAACAAATTGATTTCATTAAGTTCAGATTTCAATATAGCAATTGTTTCCAATGCTTCATCTAATTCTTCTTTAGCTTCAGCAAAAGTACCATCTTTGCGGATATAATTTCCGTCCCAATCCACACCAACAATTGGGTTTGAATCTTCTTTTGATACTGGGGCTTCTGCTTTTTTCTTTTTTAAGAAATCAAATAAACCTTCTTTCATTTCCTCTTTTTTACCTTCAGCGAGTTCAGTTTCTTCAGCGTCCATGTCCATTTCGATGTCCATTTCTTCTTCGTCACCTTCTTCGCCTTCTTCTTCGCCTTCCATGCCTTCACCAGCTTCTAATTCGCCAGCTTCAACCATATCAGCGATTACATCTTCGATGAATTTCTTCAGGTCGTCTTCGGACATATCTTCAAGGTCGATTTCTTCGTCTTCATCTTCGGATCCTTCACCTTCTTCTTCGGTTTCGGTTTCTTCAGCTTCAACTTCTTCTTCCTCTTTGATTTCCTCTTCGCCTTCAGACATTTCATCTTTTTCTAGCTCGGCTAAAATTTCATCTAAATCCATTTCTTCGTCTACATCAACATCTTCTTCGTTGATTGACTCATCCATTTCTTTTTCTGAATCTTTAGCTTCTGCTACTTCTTCTTTTGCTTCGTCCATCTCGTCATAGCCTTCTTCTACTTCATCCTTATCCATTTCCTCAAGTTTTTGAGCAAACATGGCTTGGAGTTGTGGAGAGAATGCTTCTTCAAGAGCGGCCTTAGCGTTTGCAATAGCTGATTCCTTAACGGTTTTTGCATCAGCGATTGCTTCTTTCAAGAAATCTCTGTTCATTTTTCCTAAATTTGTTTGGGAAACTACGTTTATTTAAGAAACGTAATAGGGGGTTTTACATATAAATGTGATGCCATATAAGAGATGGCATATTGACAATAATACGTATATGAAGATCTTTCAAAGTCGAAGAAAAGAAAAGCCCTCTTTCGAGGGCTTCAGTCTTAGGATACTATCCTAAGGGGGGTTATTTGCCTAAGGTAGCAGGCTTCTTAAATAATACCAGCTAACTTTTGCCAGCGTTTTGTTTCTTGTAAATTTTCTTTTACTGGTTCTTCTTTTTTACCCATACCCGATTTTGTTTCTGGGGCGAATGGTTCTTTAAAGTCAATTTCACCAGCTTTCATTTTAACTAATACATTTTTTAAATCACCTTTTTTAGCATCAATCACAGGCATATCAACACGTGAAGGAGCATTTGGATGAATAGCTGTAGGTAATTTTTTAGCATTAGCAATAAGTGTAGCTTTACCTTTTTCAAAATCACCACCACCGATTTTAGCGATAATTGCTTTAATTTCTTCTGGTTTTTTCTCACTCATAGGCCATTGATCTGTACCTTGAGAAACAAACGCATCAATTGCTTTTGGGATTAAAGCTGCAAATTGACCAACATCACCTTTACCAGGATTACCTTTTAAACCTTTAGCTTTAGTATAAATATTTAATGCAGTTACAACATCATCTGCGGGCATATCAACTTTAAACACCTTAACTGAAGCCCCAGGATTTAATAGTGTACGAGCTGCCCATCTATGATGACCATCCATAATATAACCATCAGCTGAGGTAATAGCTTCCATGTTGTTAAGATCGGGGGTAGTACCTGTATCAGCAAATCCTAAAGCAAAAGATAATGCTTTTTGTGGGATTACCTCTTTCTGCATTGGTTTCAAGCTACCAACAGCAACTGAAGTTTCACCAGCATTAGTAGCGTCATCTTTATCGTTTTTATCTTTTTTACCAGCATCTACAGCTGCTTTAGCGGCTGCATCAGGAATTTGAGATAAAGGAATGGCTTTATTTTGACCAAAAGCATCTTCTCTTACAGTTTGTAATTTTTCTTCAACTATTTGTAAAATATTTTTCATTCTATATAAATTAAATAAGTGAACATTGGCCGTTAGAACATAGAATTTCAGTTACAATAGAATTAACTTTTGTATATTTGTTTTGGGTTGAGAAGTCTAATCCTTCTTTTACTAAATGCATATATGAGCCAGGGTTTGAAGGTGTTGATACGAAATCCCAACATAACAATTCAAAGTCATCTTGTACTTCCATTAATTCACCTACTTGTTTTAAGGAACCCATTCCTCTAGAAGATACTCCAACAGTTATACCACTATCAATAAGCGCTTTAAGGATATTACCTGATGGAGTAGGCAAGATCTCAATCTTACCCATAACATTGTCATTGTCCCACCACATATCTTTAATATTGTGTGAAACGTTTTTTAAGTTAATTACTGAAGATTCTGGGTGGTCTAATTCTCCCATGGCTCTATTTTCTTTAACGAGCTCATTGTACTTGTCAATTTCTCTTTCCCATAAATCTTTAGAGTAGTAACGACCATTACCGTTTTTTACTTCGGCAGTCGCTAGAACACCCTCTACTATAGGGTTACCTCTTTCAGAAACCTTACCCTCTGTTAAGGATACAGGATTTACTTTAAAGAGTTGAGTTTCGATGAGTACTTTTTTCATCTTATTCTTCGGTTTGAGTTTCGTCTACTACTTCTTTTTTAGCGTATTTTTTACCGCACATTTTTTCGTAAAGTGATTCCATTTTAGCTTTTTTCTTTTCAAGCTCTTTTACTTCACGTTGCATATCTTTCATTTTCTTTTTATCTACCAATTCAGATAAATTTTCATCCTCGGTAACCATAGAAATTCTTTGATTTTTGCCTTCAATAATTTCGTCTAATGCTTCGATTTGCATTTCTAGAGTAGCAATTTTTCCGTTTTTCTCGATTTCAGCAAGTTTAGAATCAGTTGATTCTTTTTTCATCTTTTTCTTTTCGATTGCTTCACCTTTTTTAACTCCAGCTCCGTAAGCATCTTGTTCGCCTTTATCTTTGGCAGCAACATCTTTTGAACCTTTGTCATCACGTTGAAATTCAGAATAACCTTCTACGATGTCTAATAAATTAATTCTACCTTCATTCATAGGGACCTTTTCCATTTTATCGGTCTTTGAAGCTTTTAACCCAGGCAATTCGTCAGTATAACCAACACCTTTTTCTCCAAATTGACCGTCTTTAACATAGTGTAATCTATCTTTAGCTAAATTTTTAGCTACGATTTCTTTTAACTCATCAACTGATTTATCTGCATTTTTAGGATCTTTCATTTCAGTATAATATCCCTCTAAGAATGCTTCACCATAAACGTTATCTATGTTTTTAGGATCTTTATAATCAAAGTTTTTTTCTTCAAGATCAGTTACTTCTTTTGAAGTTTTCTTTTCTTCAGCTTTTGCTTCAACAAGATTATCATTAAAGATTTTAAACCAATCAGGATTAACAGGTTTAGGAGTTACAATACCCCAAATATTTTCTGAAATGATGTGGTTATGTTTTAAGCTAGCAACTGTTTCGTTTAAAGTAGCAGCGTTACGAATAAGGTTCGGAAATTGTCTTTTTGCGTCTTTTACAAACACATCTGTATTTCCTTTACCCTCTTTAATCAAGTTGTACTGTTCTTGTAATGTTTTCTGTTTCATTATTCTGGGTTTTGTAGTAGGTCTTTAATATCTTTAATATAGTCTAAAACTAAATCAGTTGGTTTAACCACAGCATATGAACTAGGGTTATCAGTGTAATACTGAACTGTTTCGTTTTTAGCATTACTCAACATCTTATAAATATTGTTAAGTTCTTGTTCAATTTGATCAAATGCAGCTATTCTTCTTTTTTGAAATGAATCTGAAGTTTCTGCTTCAAATAAATTTTTCACTTCTAAACCTGATCCTTTAATTTTATTTGGAACTAATTTATAGCCAAATTTTTTAGTATACATTCCTCCGTTAGCGTATTTTTCTTTTTTCTTACCACTAAAAGCATTAGGTGTAGCATATTGAGCTCCTGTTCCAGAAGTAAATGTAGCAGCACCTGCTCCACCACCAGTTGTAGATACTTCTTCTAAAGTATTTTTAATTTGCTGGTATTGATCTGGGTAGGTTTTTCTAAGATGGGTTCTGTATTTGTTAAATACATCTTTTAATTCACCAGCTATATCTTTAAGATTTTGATCATTTCGACCATCTTCGGTACCCATTAATTGTTGTAATGCTTTTACAGCAGTAGACATTTTCTTTAATGAATCCCCAAATGAAGCTAATTTAATAACTTTATGGCCTACAGACCCCGTTTCTGGGTTTATTTCGTCTGTTTTAAAATATGTTTTCAAATCATCAGAAAAGAAATCTGTGTCTTTTACAGGACCATATTTAGCTTCAATACGTTTAATTAAAGCAGGGTCAATATCCTTTGGTTTAAGGGTAACTTCTTTTAATGTGTACTTGTATTTAGCCATTTGCTATAGTAAGTTCATCTAAAAGACTATGATATTGAAGTAAATCAACTAAATGATCACTTTTTACAGTACATCTTTTATCTAGTTCAACAATAAGTTTAGAAACTTCTTGCAACTTAATTTTAACTGCTTTATCAGTTGTTTTCTTGATTTCAGTAGTTAATTTTCCTTGAATATATTTTACTTCAGAATTATAGAATTCTTTTAAATGAGAAGTTGAATCTACAGACTCAATAAATTCTTTAAGAATGTGTTTTTGTCTTGAACTTAAATCTGAGTATTTGTCGTTAAATTTCTCTAACATAATACGATAAGTTAAAGTTCTAAGATCTTTATCGTATGATTTAAACTCTTCAATTACATCATCTTTAACTTCTTTTCTTTTAACAGATGCTTGAGTTAAATGTTCTAAAAGAGTTACTTTATTATCAATAATTTGATTCGGGTCAGTTGCTTTTTCAGTAGCATATACCTCAAAAAGTGTATAAAGAGCAGCTTGTGCTTTATAATCATAAAGCTTTGTTCTAAACAAATCATCTACATTATAGTGCTCTTTAAGCTCTTTAATTAAATTATACTTTTCTTTTCTTAATTTAGTTCTATTAAGTTTTTGAGATGCTTCAACTACAGTTGTAATAATGGCATTAGCTTTACCTTCACCAATATTTTTTGCTTTGAATACAGTCTCGTATAATTTATATTCTTTCCCTAACTCGGTATTAACGAAATATTTCTTTAGGATTTTAATGGCAGCGGAGTTACTGCCCGATAATGTATCAGCCGTAATTCGCTTTACCAATACCTCAAATAAAATACCGGTATTCTTGAATTTGGAATGTTTTATATACATCAATAAATATTTTTTTATAAATATGTTAAAATTCTTACTCTTTAATATTTGATTCGTCTAGAAGTGAGCTTTCATGTTTATCTTCCTCAAATACTAATTGTTTTTTCGCGACTGGGATATTTTTTAACATACCTTTGTGCTTAAGGAAATGATTATTTTCTAAAGCAAGGGGTGAACCTCCCTTAAAATCAACCTTAAGTTTATCATTGCTGTTGTAATCATTCTTCATTCCAGCAGAACCTAATCTATCCTTACCAAAATTATCATCTTGGGTATTTCGTTTAGATACTTTTTCTTTTGGACGACCTAATTCTGAATCATCTTCATTATAACCAGCAGGCACATTAGCTGGGTCTGACATTATTCTACCTTGACCATATAATGAAGCTAAATCATGAGGCGTACCATATGATTTACCTGTTTCAACAGGATCATTACCTTCAGATTCGATTTGAGTCAAACGGAATTTGCGTTTAACATCTTCACGAATCAAGTCTCTGTACTCATCATATTGATCTTCACTTAAGTGGAAGATATTGTCGTAAATCCAATCTGATGGGAATAATTGGGTTTCCATCATTTGTTGAGCTAGATCCATCTTTTCTTTCATCAATGCTACTCTTTCCTGATCATAAATGATTGAAGGAGTTGTCATTGATAATTCAAAATTAGCTAATTGTTCATCTCTATAACCTTGAGTATACAAGTGAACTAAAGCAATTTTATATAATTCAGATGTAATAATACGTTGAATACGCTCAATTGTACGAGCAAAACGAATATCTTGAGCAGCTAATGTAGCTTTACCATCTGTATTTTCATCATAACCCATAAATGCTTTAGGTACTTTAAGGGCTGCGAATAATTTGTCTCTTAGGTAAGTAACGTCTTCAATACCATCCCATTGTAAACCATTTAGATTTTCAATTTTAGTAGATGTATCATTTCCTCTTACTGGGATATAGAAATCCTCAAGTAAGTTTTGCATGTTGTATTTTAAGTTATATTCACCTGTTGTTTGATCAACATATGGAGTACGTTTCATTTTAGAAACTGTTTTTTCCATAAACGCATCAATTTCATTAGGAGGAATAGAACCAACGTTCATATAGTAAATACGTCTTTCAGGTGCACGTACAATTCTGTGAATTAACATTGCATCCTCCATCAACGTATATTGTTTAAACAATTTACGAGCTGGTTCGATATAACTTCTACCATAAGGTAAGAAATTCATATCCGTTAATAAACGGAAGTGAGCCATTTCGTAATTATCAAAAATAATACTTCTACCATCTACTTGGTTGGGAACATTATAATATCCATAATCCGAAGATGAAACACCTTCTGGGTCAAATCGGTATTTTACTTCGGTTGGATTTTCTTTATCTTGTCCTTCAATTCTTTCAATATGGAAAGCAGTATAAGGAATTACATTATAAACCCCATATTTTTCAGCAATTTCTAGTTTTAAAAAGAAATCACCATACTTACACATATTACGAACCCAAGGCCAAAGATTAAATTCGATGTTTAAAACATCATAAAATAAATTGTAAAGAATTTTCTGAATATCTTCATCTGAAGAGCGAATAGATAATACTTCACCCATATCATTTTTAAGAGTACTTTCGTCAGCCACAATATCAAGAGCAGATGCGATAATAGCATCTGTATCCATTGCATCATAATCCGAATAAAGTGAAGGTCTTAAATATTGGTAATTAAAATTGGTTTGTTGACCATATAATGAGGTAGAAGAATTAGTATAAATTCTATTAAATCTATCTACTAAGGCATTAGTCTGTAGATCTCCAGTTCTTTGGATACTGTTTACATCAAAGACTTTAAGTTGATTACCCCCAGCGTTGCGGATAACCACGTCTGTTGAGAATAATCTCTGTAATCGTGAAAATAAGCCTTTATCTGCCATTTTTTAGTTTTGTTATAAATATGTTACAATAGCCATTTTATGCTCTCATTTTTGCCTCCTACATCCATATTGTATGGATTGTCGACACTATTGGGAGAATATACACCACTATAACTGGTTTTTGTTGATTTAACTGCACCCAATGCTGCTCGAGCTGCATCTAAGCTTTGCTGTTGAAACTTGAGTGACGTATCACGTAGGAACATACCAATCCCAAATGACATAACCAAGTCATCGTTGTAACCTGTTTGGGCTTCTGGTCTTCCATTTTTCCAAACGAATACTTTCATTTCTTCTAATAATCGTTTTGAGCGAATTGTTACTGATCTATCACCAACAAATTCACGGAATTTATTAATACACAACGGTCTAGTACGCATAGACATTGTAAACCCAGGAACCATTTCACTATTGCCTTCATATACGCGTAAATATGAATCTGCTGTTAATTGATCTGATTTAGGTGAATGGTATAAGTTTCTGTATCCTCTTTCTAAGATAGCATCTAATGTTGCCCATCCAATGTTAGCATTTTCTACTACTAACATAGCATTATTATATTCGGTAGCTAAACCTGTAAGAAAATATCCAAATTCTTTAGGAGGTAATTGACCTCTATATTCGGCAACTTGGGTATTAGTTGCAATATCAACTACATGACATGCTGAAAAGTCTTTACCATCACCTCTAGCAACGTCAGCAATTACCATATATTCTCTAGAGTAATCAGCTGGTTCCCAAATCCATAAGTTTTGGTCTACACCTCTACGTTCAACGGGATCTTTAACAGTTGTTTCTTTAATAAATTCAATCCATTCAGAATAAAATACAATATCACCTGAAGTGCTAAAATCACAATCACACTCCTGTGCTGCTAATCTAGGATCACCTAACAATTCATCTTGTCTTTTTCTCCAATTTTCATCTCGTTCAGGATGTACCCACCAAGGTAATTTAATTGGTAAAAAGTCATTTTCATTATTTTCAGCTGAAACCCATGTTTTATGAAACCAGTTACCGGTACCATAAGGAGTAGATAATACAATAGCACCACCACCAGTAGCAAGTGTTTGTTGAGCTGAGGCCCAAATCTCACCAATTTGTTCAATAAATGCTGCCTCATCAATTAATAGCAAAGAAACGGCTTCTGATCGACCAGCATCAGAACTTGCAGAGGTTGCTTTGATTTGGGATCCATTACTTAATCGCAGTGAAAGTTTATTATTTTCATCTGCATCAATTTTAAGCCATGAAGGTAAATTGTCATACATAAATTTTACCTTCGTAACCATGTTACGGGCTGTTTCTTGCTTTGTTGCAATACAAAGTACGTTTTTATCTTTATGGAATAACATTAACCACAAAGAATAACCTGCGGACAAAGTTGAGATACCTAACTGTCTTGATTTTAGAATAATCGAGTATGGGTTATCTCTTAATAAATGTAATGTTTTTTCTTGAAAAGGATATAAATTGAAAATAACACGGCCACGTTGTGGGTGTTGAATGTGACAGTATTTTTTCATAAAGTGAGCCGGGTCTTGAGCACACTTTAAGTATTCCTGTCTAATTATTGCTTTTAAATCCTGATCAGCCATTATTTTCCAATTCTCCAGTACATACGGCCTGATAGAACTGGTTGGAAATCTTGATTAACACCTAGCCCAAAACCGTATACATTTCTTTTTTTACTTCTAAATAACATTTCACCGCCTAAATAATTTAATTGGTCTGTTCTTCCTTGCAAACCTAAACCCCAGTAAAATTCATTTTTATTTAAATAAATTTCTTTTGTAATTGTAGTTGTAGGAATTAAAATATTCGTTCTAATGTCTCTTGCTAAGATAGTATTTTGAGTAATAGTATCATTTATAATAGCATATCCTACAGTATCAATTTTGAGGGTATCCGAGTAGTAATACTTTGCATAATAATCTCTTAAAATAGACAAAGTATCGATAGGCGCCTGGAAAGTATCAATTTCTGTTACAATTTTAGTTTTCCATTTTGGAACATAAGTTTCTTTAATGGTTTCAATTGTATCGTATCTTACCTCAATTTTAGTAATTACTTCAGGTTCTACCGGGTCACTATCCCCGTTACAAGAACGCATAAGGAGAATAATAACCACTAACACTACAATAAGTAGTGATTGGATATTTTTAAAGAAGTCCTTCAAGTTCTTTTTTAATTTTGGTAAGCTCTTTTAAACGAGTTAAAAGCTTTGATTTTTCTGGTTCTTCAGCATCTTTATACTTTTTAACCAACTTTTTCATCTCGTTAGTAGTCTCGCCTAATTTATTAGCAATCTTAGATACAGAATCTCCCTTTTTAATTTCAGCATCAGTCGGTTCAACATCCTCATCTTCTTCAGCTAATGCTTGACCTAATTTATCAGCTTTCTGTTGAGTAAGATCTAATTCCTTATTTAGGTCTTGTTGTGCTTTAATATCCTCAGGATCTGCTTCAGATAACATAGAGATAATTTCTTCGCGAAGATATGCTTTAAATTCAGACTTTTTCATTTGAATATTTTTGTTATAAATATCATGAAAAAATTACCTTTTTCATCTGTTTAATACGTTCTTCAGTAGTACCTGATAATGTGTTAAAGTTTTTAATTTTATGAATATACTTATTAGTTAATAATTGGATTGTTTCATCAATCATTTTTCTATAAGCAGCATCAGTTTCTCTAACTCCATTATCTTCGATCTCTACTCCTTCAGGAGACACATAAAAAATATAATCATATTCATGAAGCATATTAGCAGCAAAATCACAAAAATCTTGTGCCTCAAGATAATTCATTGATTTAGAACATTTTGCAAATGCCATTACATCAATAATAGTACGATCTGTAATGATATTTTCTTGCATTAATTCGCTAGCACGTTCTGCTAAAAATACTGCTTGACCTTTAACTGTTGAATCTGTGTTTAATGGAATCCCCATTGCCATTAATTCTTTAGAACGTTCTGTTCTAGTAACATAATCTTTAAATTCAGGTACTTCTTGTAATGCATTTACAAGTGTTGTTTTACCTACTGACATTGTTCCGCAAAGACCTATTTTCATGATTGTGAATCTCCTGGTTTAACTCTATAACTATCGTGATCAAAATGTTGAGTTGATACCTCAAATATACAACTTCCTTCTTCAAGAGCCAACATTTGGTGGGGTTGTCCTGGCATTAGGTGGATACAATCACCTTCACTAACTACTTGCTCATGTTCAGTAGCTGTTTCAGTATCAATCCATTTGTAAATAAATTGGCCTTTTGAAATATACCATGCTTCATCTTTAAGCAAATGGTAATGCATTGAAAATTGTTTTCCCTTTTTAAACACTAAAAGCTTGCCACAATACAGATCATTGTTAATGATCCATAACTCGTAGCCCCAAGCTTTCTCGTGTCGCTCACCTTGGTAAGGTTGAGCTTCGATTGTTAAATCTCTCATACTTAGTGTCTTACGTTAGCACCTGCTTGTTTATACCAAGGAAGCCCTTCACGATTGCTTAATGCTTCTTTGTAACTTTCTTGATCGTATTCAATACCATTTAAATACCAAGCTTTTCTTAATTTACATTCTTCTCCTTCAATAGGTTCAATTGCTGGACCATCCCAACTGTGATATTTCCAGTTTTCTTCACCTTGCATTCTAATAAAATAATGATACGCACCTTGCGATCTCATTTTTCTGTACTCGTATAATCTATCTTTTGCCATAATATTTATTTAAAAGTGTTCGTGAAAATCAGGATAGTCTTGCATGTCTTCTGCATATTGTAGAATATACTCTGCAACATAAGTTCCTTGTGCTCCGGATACTGTTATGCCCCGCGCACTTAAAGCATCTCCTACAAAATGTACATTGTTGTAATCAGCTAATGCTAATGTATCGTAATCTACAAGTGGTTCAGGAGACAAATATTTGACTTCAGGAATATAAACACCCCAATCGTCTTCAAGTGTTGGGAATACTTTTTTCATATCCTCAATAAAGTCTTCAATATAATCGTAGTAACCCTGAAATGCATCCTTTACAATATCAAGTGAATCAATAGGTAAAGCAGCAATTCTTTCACCTTCACTTGTAGTACCTACTTTACGTGATGGGCTATAATATAAACCAGCTTGAAGTTTTGGAGCAAAACGTCCTAAACGGCCTTGATCTGGGATAATTGCAGTATTTACTTTATCAACCAATTCACGTGACCAATCAAATGGATTTTCGATACCTGGGATTTCCATTAAGATACCAAAATTGGTCATATCATTTCTATATTGTTCACCTTTTTTAGCGTGACCATTATAGCTTACATCTCCATATGTTTGTTCAACAGCTACATAAGCAGCATTGTTGTTTGTACAGAATGAGCGAAGCGAAACACCATTATCAAATTTACGATACAATTTGAAATCGTAACTGATATCAATTAACTTTTGGAAGTGGTGTTGAGGAGCTTCAAAACGAACACCAATTTGTACTGGTTTTGGTTCTGTAGGGAATGAATAATCATCTGCTAGCTGTTTACCAAAATCAATACCTGATTTACCAACTGCAAAGATTAGGCGGTCATATTTTATTGTTTCTTTTGGAGTATTCCAATCACAATATAATTCTTGAGCATCAAAATCAATTGAAGTTACTTTAGTCTCCCAAATAAATT